TTTGATTTGGTGTTACCGGACACTTCCCCCTATCGGGGGCCACAATTGTGGAATCAACGTTTTGCCGTAACGTTAAAACGGTAGTTTGTTGGAACTTTAAACCTCCTGTCGCTGGCCGCGACATAAATTATAAAAGCCAATGGTGTGTTCTTGACCTTACATAGAACACCGGCCTTTGCGCGGTGTAACAGCAGAGTCGCCCTTAGTGGCGGATACGCGGTCTCCCATTTCCGTGGATTCAGAGGTGAATTAAAACACCCAATGGTACCAATATTTGGTGCCTCTACCACGCTGGCTTTTCATGAGCTAGCACTGTGTGGCGGATTGTAGCGCCCCACGCAGTTACCAATTGCATACGGACTCGGTGTCTGTGTCAGGACTGGTTAGTCCTGACATACTGGAGAGTTGACACCCTGCAGCTTAGTCAAACTCGGCCCTCCCTGCGGACCGGACCCTGGCGTTTACTTGAGTAGACGCATAACAACAGGAGTACCCCCGATGAAGGAGACTCGCCTATGTGAGCGCAGTATAATTGACGTTCTTCCGATGAGTAGCCTAACCACGCGAAAGTTGGGGACCGAGCCTACCAGCTCGTCCCCTAAGGATGGAGGCATGTGGTACATGCCCCCTCTGATGGAACAGAAACAACCACCCTTTTGTTTACCCACCCGGTCACCCAACGCCGGAAAACAAAACCTATCATCTGGTGCTATGCCAGAGCTTGGAATCGACAAGCCAGCCCCTCGTAAGGTTATTAACCGTTCGAGTCGGCGCCCCCCAAAACGCACCGTCGTTATCACCGGTAGGGGGGGGGTCAAAACCCCCCTTGAGCTCTCTAAGAGCTTGAGGCCAGCCCCCCCCGCCCCCTCCGAGAGCTTGAAGCTTGAGGTCTATTCAAAAGGACCTTACTATGCATCAGGCTTTTGCCCCCCGTCCAAGCAAGGAAAAGGACACTCTCCCTACTCCCTAGTTGGGGGTCCGTCTTCGGACCGCCACCTTTGGTCTTGTCTAGTATCTAACTCCCCTTCTAGGAGTAAGGGCTATGGCAGGGTTTTTAGGGACGTCTACCTTTCCGACCATGTCATCCCTGTTTGGAACCCTTTGTCAGGGACCCCTCCTCCCGAGAGCCATTATAGGCTCCCTTTGGTTCTGGGTCCTTTCCTTCCCTTCGTCCCCAGACCTCCAAAGCCCGAGCCCCTTTTGGTGCGAGAGTTTAAGAGGTCTCAGCTTGATGTCCAGTTGGACAGGCTGGACGTCAACGACCTAGGAATTTCCAAGTCGGTCTACCTTGACATTTGGTCAGGGTCGAAGAAGTACCGGATGAGGAGACTCGAGAACTTCGTGGCAGAGGCCCGAAGGGCTTTGAGAGCCCCTGACGAACCCCTTGACGACGAACCCGTTGTGTCCAAGCCGGTCCTGGCGAGAGTTCCTCGTCGTTCCTTTTCGGTTACGCCACCTTTACCCGAACCCGAGTCTGAAGCCCATCCCTTGTTAGAACAGGGTGGATCTTTCTCGCGTCCGGACGTGGCCGACATACACGAAACCAAGCAGCCTATTGAGAGGCTTTGGAGGAATGTAGCCGAGACTCTTGGGGGTGACACTGCCCGGCAGCAAGCC